TGTTTCTATAACAGGAAATACGTTGACTATAGCTTTAAATAGTGTAAATCCTCAAGTCTGGACAATAATTGATACCGGAACTACTGTAAGTTATACAAATGTAAGTACAGGAACTACAGCAACCTGGACGAATGTTGACACGGCTGCTTAAATTATATAAAATAAACATAAGGAATTAATATGGCATCAAGTTATTCTACCGACCTCAAACTAGAGATTATGGTAACTGGCGAAAACGCTGGTACATGGGGAGATATTACAAATACAAATTTAGTTTTATTACAACAAGCAATTGGTGGTTATCAAGAAGTATCTATTGCAGGAGGAGTTCAAACTACAGCTCTTGTAATGTCAAATGGAGCACTTTCTAATGCAAGAAATGCAGTTATAAAATTAACAGGTACAATTACAGGAAACCAAATTGTAACAGTTCCAGATGGAATTGAAAAAACATATATTATTTCTAATGGCACAGTAGGTGCTTTTACAGTTCAATTTAAAACAGCATCAGGCACAGGTATTACTTTTGCAACTACAGATAAATCTACAAAAGAATTTTTTGCAGACGGTACAAACATTGTGGACACAGGAACAGTTTCAGAAACAGGTGTTCAAACTTTAACTAATAAAACTTTAACATCTCCTAAAATTGGAACTAGTATTTTAGATACAAATGGAAATGAATTAGCATTACTAACTGCAACAGCAAGTGCGGTAAATGAATTAACAATTGCAAACGCAGCAACTGGAAACAATCCAGTTATTTCTGCAACAGGTGGAGATACAAACGTTGGAATTACATTAACACCAAAAGGTGATCTTGGAAGAATTACAGCAAATGGTGAAACTAAAATATTTGGTGTGTTTGAAGCTGTAACAGTTTCCACAACTTATATAACTGCATTTACATATGATATACTTACACAAGCTGTTTATTTTCAAAACGTTAATTTAGGTTCTAATTTTACAGTTGATTTTAGAGGAAATGCTTCAACTACATTAAACGCGGCTCTAGCAACGGGTGAGTCTGCAACGGTTGCATTAATCACGAAACAAGCTAACACAACATTTTATAACACATCTGTATTAACAGTTGATGGTACATCAACTGGAGTTACAGTGGTTTACCAAGGTGGAACTGCTCCAACAGGTGGAAACGCTTCATCTAATGATGTCTACACTTACACAGCAATCAAAACAGCGGCATCAACTTACACAATATTAGCAGCACAAACTCAATTTAAATAAGGAGTAGAAAGAATGCCTATTAACTCAACACGCGGAGCAGCTTCTGCAAAAGGATTTGGATTTACTGGAGGAGCAGGAATTTTAATTTGTGCTACCGGTGGGACAGTTACTACGTGTGGAAATTTTAAAATTCATACATTTACAGGGCCTGGAAGTTTAGTAGTTAGTAAATCTCAACCAACATCAAAAGTTGAATATTTAGTAGTAGCAGGTGGTGGTGGCGGAGGTGGTAGACAAGGTGGTGGTGGAGGAGCTGGAGGATATCGTACTAATTTTCCAACTGCATGTGGAACACCTATTACATCAATATCATATCCTATTACAGTAGGTGGAGGAGGAGCGAGAGGTAACGATTGTGGTTGTGGTGGAAATGTGGCTATACCTGGTACAAATTCTATTTTTTCAACAATTACATCTGCAGGTGGAGGACATGGTTCAGGTGCTGGAGGATCTAATACAAATTCTAATGCTGGTGGATCGGGTGGAGGACCTGCTAATTCAGGTTGTGGAAATACTCACCCAGCAAGAGCTGGTAATACACCTCCAGTAAGTCCACCACAAGGAAATCCATCTGGAAATACAACTCATCCAACAGGACCTCCTGGAATTTATAATTCCGCAGGTGGAGGAGGGTCTTCTTCAGCTGGAACTCCAGGAGCTGCAAGCCCAGGTTCAGGACCTGGTGGAAACGGTACATCTAATTTAATTTCAGGTAGTTCAGTGACTTACGCTGGTGGAGGTGGAGGTGGTGCAGGATGTGGTACTACTGGTGGAACTGGTGGACCTGGTGGTGGAGGACCAGGAGGATCTGCTCCTCCAGGAAATCCAGGAACAAATGGAACAGATAATTTAGGAGGAGGTGGTGGTGGAGGAAATAACCCATCTGGACCTAGTATTTTTGGTGGTAATGGAGGATCTGGTATAGTTGTTATTAGATATAAATTTAAATAATGGCACATTTTGCAAAAATTTCTGAAGATAATATTGTTTTACAAGTATTGACGCTTGATAATAAAGATATGATAGATGGAAATGGAATTTCCTCTGAATTAATTGGTCAACAATATCTTGAAAAACATAACAATTGGCCAGCACATCTTTGGATTCAAACTTCTTATAATACTCATAATAATATTCATAAATTAAATGGAACACCTTTTAGAGGAAATTATGCTGGAATAGGTTATATCTGGGATTCTATTAATCAAATATTTTACCCACAAAAACCTTATTCGTCTTGGAATTTAAATATACAAGAAGCTAGATGGCAATCTCCAATAGGAGATAGACCTCAAAATGATGACCCAAAAGTATTTTATCGTTGGAATGAAAATACTCAATCGTGGGAAATAAGTCCTTATTAAACAACTCTAGACATAGTTAAAAAAAAAGGTTATTTATTCTTTATAAGAAGAAATGAATTTAACTAATTATTACTGGTCTTTCACAGGTGTTTTATCACATAAATTTTGTGATGAAGTTATTGAATATGGAAAAAAACATCAAGAACAATTAGCAAAGACAGGTGGGTTTGAAAAAAAAGATCTTAATAAAAAAGAAATAAAAGAACTTAAGAAAAAAAGAAATTCTAATATTGTTTGGATGTCAGATGAATGGATATATAAAGAAATACTTCCTTATGTAAAAATTGCAAATAAAAATGCTAATTGGAATTTTGATTGGGATTTTTCTGAAACTTGTCAATTTACAAAATACTCGCCGGGGCAATATTATGGCTGGCACTGTGATTCTTGGGAGGTACCTTATAATAATCCAAATGATTCTAATACTAACGGAAAAATTAGAAAATTATCTGTAACTTGTTCTTTATCCGATCCTCAAAATTACAAAGGTGGAGAATTAGAATTTAATTTTAATAATCCAGAAAAAAAAAATAAAGATAACATACGAAAATGTACTGAAATACTTACAAGAGGTTCTATAGTAGTATTTCCTAGTTTTGTATGGCATAGAGTTTGTCCTGTAAAAGAAGGAGTTCGTAACTCTCTTGTAATTTGGAACCTGGGATACCCCTTTAAATAATATGACAAAAACAGATCAATTAGCTTCATCAATTTATTTTAGTTCACCTATTTATTCTATTGAAATACCAGAATGGGTAGATGATACTAATAAAATTTGTGATAAATATATTAAAGAAGTTAAAAAAAATAATATTAAAGCAATTAAAGAACGAGAAAAGAAATTAGGTAAAAAAATAGGAGACCATGGAATGAGTCATCATTCTGGATCTCTTATAGAAGATCCTACTTTAAAAGAACTACAAGAATATATAGGTTCAACATCTTGGAATATTTTAGATCATATGGGATATGATTTAACTAATTATGAATTATTTTGGACTGAATTTTGGGTACAAGAATTTGCAGAAAAAGGTGGTGGACATCATGAGGGTCATATACATTATGATAATCATATATCTGGTTTTTATTTTTTAAAATGTTCAGATAAAACTTCATTACCAGTATTTCATGATCCAAGACCTGCAAAATTAATGACACAATTACCATTAAAGAATGAACAAGATATTACTTTAGGATCAAGTATGATTCATTTTAAACCAAAACCAGGGACAATGATATTCTTTCCAGCGTATATGGAACATCAGTATATAGTCGATGATGGTATAGAACCATTTAGATTTATTCATTTTAATTTACAAGCTGTTAGAAAAATAATTACTAATACAGTAAGAAATTTAAAAAAAAGTTGAATATGGTTTTAAAAGGAAATTTTCCAATTTTAATAGGTAAATTTAATAAACATCATAAAATTAAAAAAAATTTATTAAATTTATTAAAGGAAACAAATTCTGAAACATTAAAAAGTATTGATAATTATTACAGTGATAAAATTTCTAGGTTAGATTGGTATGATAAAACCAATTGGGAAAGAAAATGGGTTAAATATATAATAAGTGATTTAATAAATCATTTTAAAAATCAAATAAAGAAAATAAATTTATTAGATGTAGTTATAAACGCTTTATGGTTTCAACAATATAATAAAACTGACATACATAGTTGGCATGTTCATGGAGAAAATTATACGGGTGTTTATTATGTTGAATTTGATGAAAAATGTCCTGCAACTCAATTAATAGATCCAATTACTAATAAATTAATAAAAATTAAAATAAAAGAAGGAGATATTATTATGTTTCCAAGTTTTGTAATTCATAGAGCACCTTTATTAAAAGAAGATACAAGAAAAACAATTATTTCATTTAACTTGACTTTTAATAATATACAGCATAAATTTTTAAAAAATTTAATTAAAAAATATTCTTATTAAGAATTATTATGAAAGCTATAATATGAATTTTAAAAAAAGAAAATATATAATTATTGAAAAAGCGATTTCTAATCAACTTGCTTTATTTATTTATAATTATTTTTTAATGAAAAGACAGGTAGCACAGACATTATTTAATTCAAAATATATGTCTCCTTTTGAAACAAGTTTTGGAGTTTGGAATGACGAGCAGGTTCCTAATACTTATTCTCATTATGCGGACATTGTAATGGAAACATTATTGTTAAAATTAAAACCAGTAATGGAAAAATATACTAAATTAAAATTAAATGAAAATTATTCTTACGCTAGAATTTATAAAAAAGGAGATATTTTAAAACGTCATAAAGATAGATTTAGTTGTGAAATATCTACTACACTTAATTTAGGAGGAGATCCTTGGCCTATTTATTTAGAACCATCTGGATCAGAAGGTAGAAAAGGAATTAAAATAATTTTAAAATCAGGGGATATGTTAGTTTACCGTGGAAATGAATTAGAACATTGGAGAGATCCATTTGAAGGAGAAGATTGTGCACAGGTATTTTTACACTATAATAATATTGCAACAAATGGTTCAGAAGAAAATATTTTTGATAAAAGAATACATTTAGGATTACCTGCCTTTTTTAAAAAATGATAAAAAAAGAAACATTATCTGAAATAGCTATATATTATGGAACAGTTAAAATGCCAGAAGGTTTTGAAATTGAAAAAGATGAGTTAGTAAAAAATATTACACTATCAAGTTATTATGAAAATATTAATTATCCTTTTTCAGTAACATGGGATAAATTAAAAACTTATATTACAGATTTTATAAAAGTTGAACACAAAATAATATTAATTCCTAAAAAAACCTATGGTAATTTTTATGAAAAAAATGAAATATCTAAACTAAAAATAGAAGTTAATCATAATGATTTAAACAACTCGCCTGATTTTGTTTTATTATATGGAGTAGAATTAGATTCTAAAACTTGTGAAGTAATAATTTATTATGATGATAATAGGAGAAAAGATAAGGTTTTTAATTTTTTGTTAGAAAATGACAAATTCATTATGTTTCCAGCATCACAATCGTACTATATAAAAAATAACAAAAATTCTTATTTAAATTTTATTCAAACAATTACTTTTGATTATATTTAAAAAAGTAGTGCATTTACTAATAAAACCTATATAAGGAAAGGCTTATGCCTTTACAGAAGATACAATTTAAGCCTGGATTTAATAAACAACAAACTGCAACCGGAGCCGAAGGGCAATGGATTGACGGTGATAATGTTAGATTTAGGTATGGAGAACCACAAAAGATAGGTGGTTGGGAGCAACTCGTTGCTAGCACCTTAGCAGGTCCCGCGCGTGACCAGCATACGTGGACAGCATTAGATGGTAAAAAATATGCAGCTATTGGTACTTCTAAAATATTAGCTATTTATTACGAGGGTTCTTTTTTTGATATTACACCACTTGGTACAGCGCTAACTGGAGCAACTTATACATCTACAACATCTTCAACATTAGTAACAATAAATTTAACATCTCATGGATTATCAGTTGGTGACTATATAATATTTACAAGTGTTACAACTCCAGGATCACCTTCAACAAGTTTTACATCAGCAGATTTTACAACAAATACATTTCAAGTAACTACAGTACTTACAGCAAATACTTTTAGAATTACTATGACAAGTGCTGAAACAGGAACAGGTGTTACTGCAGGTGGAACTTTAACAATGACACCTTATGTATTTATTGGTCCAACATTTCAAACTCCAGCTTACGGATTTGGTACAGGATTATGGGGTGGCGTAGTTATTCCAAGTGTAGCAAATCAATTAAATGGAGCGATTA